TATTTATAACCAGATCAATCCTCTTCGGACCATTGATCTTTCTTTACCTCTTTTCTTATCTTTAATTCTGGCACCTGTTAAAGCCTCGCTTGCGACCCTTTAACAAACCTTAACTCAATCAAGCCTTCTTTGAACCCTTGATTAATGTCTCATGTCTTTCCAGGCGGCTCTAGACGCTCTGAGCTCGACATCCCACCGAGATGCGGCCACAAACCCCATTCTCAACTCAGTGGTCACTCCTCTTCAGGAGTCCCTAACCACCTATCCATGGCTTCTCCCAAAAGAAGTCGTTCCCTTCCTCCTCGCTTCAGGCATTCCCAACTCTGGCTTGGGAACCACTCCCCACCCCCATCCAACTCACAAAGTAATCGAGACTTTTCTCCTTTACAATCACTGGAGTTGCCTCGCAACACAGACATCAACTGTGATGTTCATGAAGCCTTCCAAGTTTTCGAAACTTCAGGCTCTAAATCCCAACTTCTCGAGTCTCTGCAACTACCGTCTGACCTCCGCGGACACTCCCCGCTATCCAGAGACTTCTCTTGCTTATCCAAGCACTCAGACCGTGTTCATGCACGATGCTCTGATGTACTTCTCCCCCTCCCAGATCTTGGACCTATTCTTAAAGTCCCCACAGATCACCTCACTCTACGCAAGTCTGATCGTTCCTCCAGAATCGGACTTCACAGATCTGTCTCTCTTCCCACAGATTTATCAATATTCCGTGACCGGCTCAACTCTCCATTATGTCCCAGAAGGACACCACGCCGGTTCATACAATCAGCCAATCCACGCTCTCGATTGGCTGAAAATACATTCCATCCTCTCATCCCAGCTCAACCTCTCGGTAACCAAGCTGGACTCCTGGGGCCCTGTCCACTCTCTTCTCATTCAAAGAGATCTGCCCCCAAACCATCCAAGCCGAAACCTAAACTTAGGTCAGGCCATCTCTCAGGAAATTCCTCTTCTAAGGAATCGATCCCCACGCCTCAAGAAAAGAGGCTCTCCAACCACCCACATCCAAAGTGCCCTCTCCGCACTCTTTCCCGCTCAGGCAAATGCAGATGTCCTGGTATCCTTCAAAATCCCGGATTGCCTAGAGCTTCCTCAGGCAACTTTTCTCCAGCAACCACTGCGCCATCGCCTGGTTCCTCTTCAAGTCTACAACGCCCTGTTCACTTACACAAGAGCGGTTCGCACTCTCAGAACCTCAGACCCAGCAGGTTTCGTTCGCACCCAAAGCAACAAACCAGAGTACAGCTGGGTCACACCCAACGCTTGGGACAATCTACAAACCTTCGCTCTCATGAACGCCCCAATCCGTCCCAGAGTGTTCTACGAGTTTTTCCTCAATCCCTTCCAAAGGTTGAAACTCCACTTTCGCCAACACTGGCAAAAATACCTTATCCTTTCTTCCCCTGCGCTTTCAACTTTGGTTCTTTCTCCTCTTCTTCTGAACCTCAAGTCTCCCATTCCTATTCCCACTCTCTGCTCGGCCTTCCACAAACAATTCAAGGCCCCATCTCATCTGGACCTTCATCTCCCCTTCAACAAGAAAGCAGTCCACGTACCTCTCCCAGGGTGGGCCCAAAATCTCGTCTTCTTCCTTCAAAAGAATGCTCCATTCTTGGCCCCCACCCCTCCATTTCGGCCAATCCTTCACTGGCAGCGACCTCCTCTCCTAAGTCTCCTGCCCAGTCCAAAAACAACTCTCCCACTCCTCTCATTAATTCCAACATCCCTCTATGTCGTCCATCGGATCTTCGGCCAACTTCCTCTCCAACAGATCCACGACGTCTACCACACCAATCTCCACCCCGACCAATTCGACCTTTCCTGGTCTCTGGTCCCTTACCAGGCCAATTGTTCAACTCCATTTCTTCCTTATCTCCTCCCATCGGAAACCTCAAGCCAACAACCAGCTCCTCCAAGGCCGTTCTCCACACCTCTGACTCCTCCGACTACAATTCCGCCTCCTCCGGTGGTTCCAGAACCCGCCACCGGCGCAAATTCTCCCTCTTCTCCAAAGCCTTCAACAATCTCTCCTCCTCCATGCTCAAGCATCCCTTCTACTACTCCAGTGATTCCTCAAATGAGTAACTCCTCAGATGTCCCACTACTGGACATCGACCCTTCTACTTCTGAGCCAACAGTCACTTTCACAGGCGCCATCAATCATGGTCTTTCTGACAATCCTGTGAAACCCGAGTTTCCCTCACTAGAATCCCCAGAACCACCCCTCATGCTTGACCCCACTGCAGCTGGTGACGTTGTACCTTTCCACGTCCTGTACCCAGCATCCTACTATGCCAACACGGCTATGTTCCAAACTCGGGCCCGTGTTGTCCCCTCCTCTGGCTTGCCAATTCCTCCTCTGAACTGCCTACTGGTAACTGTCTCTCAACAGTCCCATTATCCAGTTGAATCTCTATGGGACGCTCTTCAAAGCCTACTTCCAGACTCTCTTCTTTCCAACCCAGAGATTCAGAATATAGGCATGTCCACCGATCTTCTCACTGCCCTGTGCTATCACTTCCACCTTCAGGCAGTGCTCCATACACCGAATGGTGACCATCCATTTGGAATCATAACATCCTCCACCACTTTGCACATTTCTTACTCTCCAGGTCCTCCTCGCCATTTCTCCACCTTTGTTCGTCTCACCGGTTCCCTCCCTGGCTCGAACCCCACTTCCGAGCCCTTAGTGAGACAAGCCTTGCGCTTCAAACATAATGGACACTACCTGCCCTTTCACCAAGCCCACTCTCATGAAGTGTCCATGACTCATGCCAAAAACCTTATCTCCAATATGAAAAATGGCTTCGATGGCATTCTCTCCACCATAACCCGGCCTTCTTCTTCAGGCCCCTCTCCTCAACAGTCCATTCTTATCCTGGACTCTATTCGTGACACCTCCACTTCAAGAAGTGTCCCTGTCATCCACATCGCTGGCTTCGCTGGCTGCGGCAAAACTCACCCCATTCAGCAGCTCTTGAAGACCAAGCCCTTTCATGACTTCAGAATCTCCACTCCCACAAATGAATTGCGATCTGAGTGGAAAAAAGACATGGACCCCTCCCCAGCAAATCTCTGGCGCTTTTCCACGTGGGAATCATCTCTCCTCAAGCACAGCGCCATCCTTGTCATTGATGAAATCTACAAACTCCCCAGAGGCTACCTTGACCTCTCGATTGTGGCTGATCCCAATCTCAAACTCGTCATCATCCTTGGTGACCCTCTTCAAGGCGAGTATCATTCCATCAGTCCCCACAGCTCCAACAGCCGGCTTCCCTCTGAAATCAGTCGGTTCAGATCTTACATCGATTGCTACTGCTGGTGGACTTACCGACTCCCAAAAGCCATCGCCAATCTTTTCCACATCGACACATTCAGTGAGAAGCGTGGCTTCGTCTCCACCACACACACCCATCCACCCGGATCCAAGAATCTTGTGAACTCAATGTCTACTGCTGCCGCCCTCAACAGTCTTGGCCATCATGCCATCACCATAAGCAGCAGTCAAGGCGTCACATTTCCTGAAGCAAACACCATTCTTTTGGATCGCCACACCAATCTTCTTTCCCCCAACAATTGCCTCGTCGCTCTTACCAGATCCAGAACTGGTGTTCTTTTCATAGGCAATCTCCACCTGGCCAGCGCCTCTTTTGGCACTAATTACATGTTCAGCCAGGCTTTGTCCGGTCAACCAATAGATTTGATGAGTTGCTTTCCTCATCTTTTCCCCCATCTTCCAATCATGCACAGTCCCATCACTTCTCGAACTGTGCGTTATGTTGCCGGCCAATCCCCCCTTCCTTCAGTCAATTTCTCTCTCAGAGGCAAACTCAACAAAAGGACTGTCCTACCTCCTCACATTCCATTGGATCATGACTTGGACGTTCTCCTCACCAATCCTGTTGTCCATGGGAGCTCGCTTGACGAGAGACTTCCAACCAACCATCTTCCTCCCACACGGCTCCCTCTCCATACTGAGCTCATTTCAACAAACCCCTCTTCTGCCACTCTTTCAGAGGTCCCTTCTCACTTCAACACCCCCTTTTCCCATGCCATCGCGGGTGAAACCTTTGAAAATCTGAGTGCTTTTTTCTTGCCCGCTCATGATCCTGAACTGAGAGAAATCAACTTTAAAGATTCATCCAGCTCACAGTTCCCTTGGCTAGACAGACCTTTCAGTCTCTCCTGCCAACCTTCTTCTCTCATAGCTGCCATACATTCCCCAGCTTCCGATCCAACTCTTCTCCCTTCTTCTATCAAGAAAAGACTGCGATTCCGCGAGTCCTCCACCCCCTATTCCATTACCTCCCATGACCAAATTCTTGGCCACCACCTCTACAACTCTCTCTGCTCTGCTTACAATCGCTCTCCCTCCACCATAGAGCCTTTCAACCCTGAGCTTTTTGCTGAGTGCATCTCAATCAATGAGTATGCACAACTCTCTTCCAAGACCCGAGCTACTATCGTGGCCAATCACAGCCGGTCTGACCCAGATTGGCGTTACACAACCGTCAAAATCTTTGCCAAAGCTCAACACAAGGTCAATGACGGCTCCATTTTTGGGTCATGGAAAGCTTGCCAAACTCTGGCCCTCATGCATGATTACATCATCTTAATCCTTGGTCCAGTCAAGAAGTATCAACGGATCATAGATGCCAGAGATCGCCCTCCTCAAATTTACATCCACTGCGGGCACACTCCTCAGCAACTATCCTCTTGGTCCCAATCTCATCTGAAAGGCTCAGTTTTCCTTGCCAATGACTACACATCTTTTGACCAATCCCAGCATGGAGAAGCTGTAGTTTTAGAATTGCTGAAAATGCAACGCCTTTCTTTTCCTCCTTTCTTCCTCTCTCTCCATCTTCATCTCAAGACTTCCATTGAGACGCAGTTCGGCCCTCTGACTTGCATGCGCCTCACAGGTGAGCCAGGCACTTACGATGACAACTCCGACTACAATCTGGCTGTCATTTATTCGAAATACTCGATCTCCAATCATCCCATCATGATTTCTGGGGATGATTCCGTAATCTGTGGTTCTCCTCCTCTCAATCCTCAGTGGCCCAATCTCCAGAAACTGCTCCACCTCAAGTTCAAAACTGAGCAGTCAGACCGGCCTCTCTTCTGTGGCTATTATGTCTCCCCCCTCGGAGCATGTCGCAATCCTCTGGCCCTCTTCGCCAAGCTCATGATTTGCGTCGACGACCTAACCTTGCCAGACAAGGTCCTTTCTTATTTGTCTGAATTCTCAGTCGGCCACGCTTTAGGTGACTCAGTCACTGAAGTCATCCCATCGCACCTCATCCCCTATTACTCCGCTTGTCATGACTTCTTCTGTCGCAACTGCTCACCTTCCCAAAAGCTCATGCTGAGCCTTGATCCAATCCCAGAGTCCAAGCTCATCAAGTTAATCCTCAAAGTTCGCTGGGCTTCAAAAAGTTTCTTTTCCATGCTCCCACAAAAGGCCAGAGACATCCTTGTTTCCACTCATTCTATCCAATCCATGCCTTTTGATCCTAAAGTTTCCCAACTAGAGTCGGAATTGCTTCCCAATTACAATTGACACGATGGATCCCAGTACTTCAAACACCATCAATTCGAAGCAACCTTCCATTCAGGCTCCTGGTTACCATCTCCCCACCCCCACCACTGAACTCTCCGGAGCCATTGAACTCCCTTTTCAGTTTATGGCCACCACTTTTGGCTCCGCCGAAACACTAGCCCAGATAACTCTATCTTCCTCAGCTCCACTCACCAAAATGATGTCTTCTTACCGACACTGTAAACTGACGCAGTGCTCTGCTGAACTCACCCCTAACGCTGGTGCTATCGCAAACCCCCTCACCGTGAATCTTGTTTGGGTCCCTGCCAATTCTACTGCATCCCCTCCTGACATCTTGAATGTCTATGGGGGGTCTTCCTTCGTACTTGGTGGCGCCATTACTGCTGCCAAAACAATCTCTGTCCCCCTTCCTGCTAACTCTGTCAACCTCATGCTCAAAGACAGCGTCCTCTATTCTGACACCCCCAAACTCTTGGCGTATTCTCCCGCGCCAACCACTCCCTCCAAAACTCCCACAGCCACCCTTCAAATTCGTGGCCGTATTCTTCTCTCCTCTCCTCTTCTTCAATCCTCCTAGCATCCTCCTCCATCCTGTCGGTTCAGGTAAAAAATCATGTAATTGAGCGCAGGCTCTCCCTATAGCACACATAGGTCAAACCGGGTGCAACTCCCCCCCTTTTCCGAGGGTATCGGAAACCA